GATCAGGAAGTCCCAGACGTGGGCGGTGATCGTCAGGCCGGATTCGTCGGCGACCTCGAAGTCGGTTCTCCCATAGGTCGCGTTGACGCTGTAGGCGTCCGGCGGCCTGCGGTACTCGACCGGGCTGGAGCAGTGCGACGTGCGCATCTGCTCCAGCCACTCGGTGCCCTGACGGAGGAGGTCACCCATTGATTACACCGTGCTCAGAGCGACGCCGTCGTTGGCGGTGATTCGCCACGCCATCGTTCCGTCGAGGTCGACTGCCGTCAGGATGACGACATCGCCTTCCTCGGCGAACGTGAGCGTGTTGTTGCCGGTCGTATTGACCGCCGACGCGACCGTCAGCGTCACGGTCCCGCCATCGGTCTTCATGGCGAGCATGATCTGATCGGCGACATTCCCGGCCGGGACCGCCATCGTCCGAGTCTCGGCGCCCTCGGAGACGATCTCCAGGTAGCCGCTGCCCGTCACGGGGATCGCGCCGGCATCGCCGGGGTCGGTCAACTCGCTGCCCTGGATCGGGCCGTAGTGGTTGGACGTCAGGGACGGGACACCCACGAGAACGACGCGAACCGTCGCATCGGTGTTGCCGGCCGCCGCAATGGCCCACCCCATGATGGTATTGTTGGTGCTGGTGGCAACGTCAAAGACGCCACTGATCGCCAACGCCCCCAGAACGCTGGCGGCGATCGGAACCTTGGCGATCGCGACCAGGTTGTCTTGGACGACCACCTGCCCGGCAGCAACAGCGCTTCCGGGTGTGTGATCGATTGTCAGTCCGTCGTAGATGAATTGGGCTTGCATGGGAGTCTTCCTTCTTCTCTAGCCCCGCCAGGTGCGGGGCGTCGCTTCTTCTCAGTCAATCGCGGTCAGTCCCCCGCAGCCCGGCCTACGTTTCGCCCTTCATCTTCAGCGCCCCGCGGTGGTCCTGTTCGCGGACACCGAAGTCGATGTACCCACGGAATTGGATACCGAGCGTGTTGAAGTCGGCGTCGGTCTTTTCAACGGTCGGCCGATCAATGCCATTGAGGAACGCGACCTCGATCGCCGGCAGGCGGTTCGGGTCGGCCATCAGGTACCAGGCCTTGCTGGATGCGCCGGTGAAGCTGGTGTTGGCCAAGTAGACCGAACTGACCACGTCGAACTTGCCGACATGCGGGTTGGCCGAGGGTTTTCCCTTGTTGGCGGTGGTGGTCTCGTTGAGCTGGAGGCTCTTCATGAGCATCTCGGCCGGGACCTTCAGAGCCGTCGGCACCAGCAGGAGGCTGGCCGGCATCCCCAGCGGCTTGCCGTTGGGCTTGGTCTGCTTGCCGAAGAGAACTTCGGCGTCGGTCAGCCCGTCGACGGTCAGGGCGGTGTCCGCGCCGGCGACGTAGTTGGCGTGGTCGGCGTGGAAGAACGCCTTGCCATCGGACTGCGTGGGATTGGACAGCCACAAGCCCCAGACGGCGTCGGCGATGGCCTCGGCCGCACCCATACCGATTTGGCGAGGGATGTCAGTGAACGCGCCCATGTCGTCGTTGATGATCATCTGGCGCGTCAGGGCGAACATGATGCCGTGGGTGTCGGCCTTCTGCCCAAAACTCTGCTCACCGAGTTGGCCGTGCTTCAGTTCGCCGTCGGGGCCAACCTGCTGGAACTGGAAGCTGCCGGTCATCCGGTAGCGGGTGTGCTCCTTGAAGTCGTTCACCGAGGCGATCTTGGCGATGCGACGCCAGGCGTCCTCGATGTAGTTGTACCCCTCCAGCAGCATCTTGTTGGCGATGTTGTGAGGATGCCCGGAAGCGATGCCGTGCTGAACGCTGCCTCCAGCCAGCCGCTGGCGTCACGCCGGAACCGCGGCAGCCGCTGCCCCGAGGCCAGCTCGCAGAACTCCTGGATGCCCACACCCCGCAGCTTGTCGGCGGCCTCCAGGACAGGCTCGGCGTAGATCGCCTCGATCCGCGAGTTCGGCAGCCCCGACGCCATCAGCGCGAGGGCCTCGAACATCTGGGGGCTGGAGTTGCGCGGGCGGGTGCTGACCGCCGGCGCCTGCGGACGCGAGGCGCGAAGCACGTGCAGTTCGACCTTCGTCTCGTCCCAGCCCTCTTCGATGGCCTGGGCCTCGATGTCGGGGTGCTTGCCACCGCATGCCTTGTGGATCGCCTCGACACGCCGCGTCTCGGCCGCCATCCGCTGCCGCATCTGCGTCACCTGCCTGTCCGGCAGGCCGGCCGGGTCGGCGTCGGTATCAACGGCCGAGGCATTGACGGTGTCGGTCGTCGCGGGCGCTTGGGGCGTCTGCGACGGCGCCTCCTGCGAGGGGGGCAACTGGGTGTCGGTGTCCGACGCGTTGATGTCGGGCGCGGGGGCCTCGATTTGCGAGGCATCCGGGGCGGTCTGATCCTGCGTGGTCGTGTTGGTGTCGGTTCCGTCCATGGACGATTGCTCCTTGCTGTTAGCGGCTTGTCGCGAGTCATGTCGAGCGGCGATGCGTGCCGATGTGGCGGTGTCGGCGCCACTGTCGACGAATGAGATTTCCTTGAGGATGGCCTTGCGGACCACGTGCAGTGGGCCGTCGAAGGTCCTTCCGTTGACCGTGATGCTCTGACCGTTGGGGATGAACTCGGCGTCCACGACGGCAGCGCCGATGCTGGCCTGCCAGGGGAAGCCGTTCACGCCGCTCTTGGCCACGTCGCGCGCCCATGAGGTGTCGCGGCTGATGAGCCCTTCGGCGACGACTTGGCCGTTCTCGATCACCACCCGCTGCGTGTGTCCCACGCCCTGGCGAGGGTTGTGATCCAGGCGGACCGGGATGTCCTGGCGATCGATGGTCAGACCCTCCAGGTCAACCACCACCGGATGCGGGAACCCCGCGATCCGCATCACGCCGCCAGTGTAGGCGACCATGCTGAACCGCGGCGTCTGCTTGCCGGCCTCGCCCGCGGCCTCAACGGTCAGAGGACATCGGAAGGTGAGGAATTCAGGCTGCTTGCTGCTGGTCGGCATCCGTGTCGGTCTCCTCATCTTCATCCGTGGGTTCGGCTGCGGCCTCTGTGCCGGTTAGCCCGAGTTCGGTCATCAACGTCTGTTCCTTGGCCCGTTGGCGCAGTTCGGTTTCCCAATCCTTGCCCGCTCTGGCATACTCGGCCGCGAGCGTGGTGGTGTTGCTGGCGAGGCGAGTGGCTTGGGCGTTGGCTTCCTTGGCCGGATCCACGTGCTCGGTGCCGTCGAAGAACCACTGGTGCGGCACGTCCATCGTGCGAAGGAAGGCGAAGTCGCTCAGAAGCTGCGCCTCAGTGAGCCAGGCGGCGAAGATGCGGTCGAGTACGGCCTCGGCCAGGTGGGTCTGTTCGACCCGAATGGACTTGTAGTAGGTCTGGTGATCCAAACGCCCCGAGGCGTAGTTGTAGCCTGACGAATTGCACGCGGCGATGTTGTACGGCAGGTTTAGACACCGAGCGATCTCGTTGAGGAGTTCCCGCTTGAATTCGCTGTAGGTTGTGGTGGGCTGTTCGGCTTTGATCTGCCCGAGTTTCCAACCATCGGGCAGCGTCGTCGCCATGCGTTTTTCGAGATTGACGATGTCCATCGGCTCGACAGCCGCGGCCTCGCCGTTGGCGGGCGAATCGGTATACAGCACGGCGGCGAAGTCGGCGGCAGTCTCGGCCGCCCCGAGGACCGCCAGTGTGTAGCGACGAAGCTGGGCGAACAACGGCAGGGCCGGGGTGATCTCCGGAATGCCGCGATGCTGGCCCGGCCGATCGGCGCGGAACCAGTGAACCATCGCCTCGGCGGGTACCATGTCGGCCGACATCATCCAGTTGGTGAGATCGCCCGGATGTTGACGGAGGATACTGTACGTTCTGGGATTTCCGAAGTTGTCCAGAATGATTCCATCGACGTCATTGTCGCCAAAGTGATTCCAGGGCGACCCTGCTGGCGTGGCGACGCGATCGGCCTCGACAAGCCGCACATCGAGCTTCACCGGCGAATCGATCAGAGGGTTGGCCGTCAGAACGGCAAACGCCTCGCCGTCACTCGACTTCGCCATCCGCATCGTGCGGAGTTTTTCAGCAAGGCCCACCGCCTTGGCCCACCGAGCGAACGCGGCCTCGACGCGGCGGTTGGTCTCGCTGTCTTCGGTAAGCAGTTGCAGACGGGGCCCGGTGCCGATGCAGTCGTTGGCCAGCGTCAGCACAATGCCCTTGGCGTAGCTGTTGTTCGCCACCTCGTACCGGGCCCGTTCCCGGAGTTTGTGGCGCACATCCGCCGACGCGGCGCCATCAGCCGACAAGGAATCGGCCATCGCCCAGTGCCGGGCATTCTCCGTGGTCGTCTGGGCGGCGTCGTACCGTGCCCGGATGACCGTCGGGAGGGACCGCCTGGCCTTTCGACTCCGTCCAAAGGGCCACATCAGACGGTTCCTCCCGGGCTGATCTTGGCCAGCTTGACGCCGAGTCCCTTCGCGCGGCTGGCCTTCTTCGACTCCAGATACCGATCGGCAGCGATCTGGTCGCCGAGAGCGTGCTGCTCCACAGACCCCGAATCTCCGCTGGCCTTCCGTGGCCCGGCGGCGTTGGTTTCAATGGCGTTGTCGATCGGGTCAGTCATAGCTGGAGCGTTCCCTTCACCCTCTTACTTCTGCGTGATGCCGGAATGTGTGCCGCTGTTTCTTAACTGTTTTTCATTTTCGGCGGCCGTGCGTGCCAAGTTTCCTGCCCGAGGCGCTATCGCGATGGGTGTTGCCCGAGTCTTCAGTCGCGAAACGGTTCCTTTCCCGACACCCTCTACATCTGCAGTCAGGCCGTTTCTGTCGCGCTGAATCTGAGGAATCTCACCTCCGGTGCGCCCGCTGAACGTCCGACAACTTGATCCGCTGCCGCGCCAGGGGCGCCTTGGTGTCGGTGCCCGGCAGGATCGCGCCCTGAATGGAGGCCGCGACGGCGCAGCCCACCAGGCAGTCCAGCCAGTGGTTGTCGGGGCGGCCGGCTCGGAGCTTCCATTCATCGACCACGCGGCCGCGGGCCTCGGTTCGCACTCGGTACTCGGCGGTGAAGTGTTCGGCCAGGGATTGATGCTCGGCAGGTTCGCGGCCGAACAGCGAAAGGCAGCCCGGATCGCCCATGGCGACGGCCAGGCGGGTGTGGACAAAGCTCTTCCAGTAGTTGGTGTCGATCAGGGTGTGGCGCACCTGGCGGCGACCTTGGGTGTTGGGGATACGCCAATGGTGGCCGACCCGCTCGCCGCGTTTGCGTTTGTATTCGCTGAAGGGCACGCTGGAGGCCCCGACATAGCGCCCGTGGCTGGGCATGACGATGGCGGAATGGGCGCTCTGGCGGCAGAACTGGTAGACCACGTCGGTGGATTGGCCCCAGTTGGCGTCGATGAGGCACCGATCGATTCGCAGTTCGGCGCCATCATCGCGCCGCCAGCGGCGGGGGAGGTATGCTTCGGTCAGCTTCTCCAGCCCGGCGTAGATCGACCCTTCCAGACCTGCTCCGGGCGCTGCCCGGCCGAGGGTGTTCTGCACATCCCGCAAGGTGAAGAACGCCCGATGCTGCTGGGGATAGGCGCCGTAATCGAGCACGTAGCCGGTGAAGTCATCCTCCCACGCGACCACCGCGTGGAACAGGAGCTTACCCTGCACGTCGATGAACATGGTCAGGTGGCTTGCGCCGATGGGCACCTCGCCCCGCGCGTGCCCGTTGACCTTCGCGGCGATCTGCTCGGCGTTGAGCTGGTCGGCGTCACCTTCTGTCTCCGCCAAAGGCTCGTTCTGATACTCGGCATAGAAGGCCCGCTCATCCTGGAGCTTCAGGTTCATCGCATGTTGGAGGGCGGACAGTTCATCCTCGTTGTGCCGCTGCGGCCAAGCGATCGCGGCGCCGGCATCCATCTCCTGGCGGTGCTCTCGATAGAACTCGGTGGCCTCGTGGCCATCGCCGTCGTTGCGGAAACTGTCCCCCCGAATCTGGGCGTACGTGTCCCAGAGCTTCTCATTGGTCGGGAAGGAGTAGACCAGTTTCGTGCGTTGGCCCTGCCAGGTTGGGTGTTTGTCGCGATCGAGAATCTGATC